GCCGCGCAGGGACCCCCGGGGCCCCGGGTACCCCCCACCCCCACCGTTACTCACAGTTACATGCACTGTTAGTGCAAGATCCCTGGATGCCTACTGTCAGTTACGCGTTTACGTGTTGGTCGCCTAGCAATCATGGCTGCTGCACCCTGCTGTCCAGTACGTCGAGCATGGCATGCCTTGCACACGCCGCGCAGGTTCTCGTCACTGTGATCATCAGGTCCGTTATCGCCATGGTCCACCTCAGTGGAAGGGTCGCCCCAACACACTGTTCGTAGCTGGCATGTGGGATCCCTAAGCAGGATCCGTGGTCGCACTACCCGATCCCAATCAGGGGGCAGGGGTACTGTGCGCCACTCCCTACCGCCTCGCTGCCTGCCCTGCACCATGCGCTAACGCTACCCACCTAGACAGCACGATGCCCCCTATAGCGCGGGGGGCCAAGGGGGCATCGCGTGCACGGGGGTACGTGTGCGCACTAAGTACGCTATCTCACCCGCGCCCATCTGCCATAGGCATGGCGAACGTGCGCGTTATCTCGAGGTTGCGAGAGTCGCCCTCGAGCGCATCACTAGGGCACACCTCCTGCATGGTCACGGCGTGCACCCAGCGGGGAGTCTGATTACCAGCGTTAGGCCCCGGCGTAACCCATACCAGGGAATGCGGACAGTACGCACACCTAGTCTCAGGGGCCTGCTGAGAGCGGTCGATGATCTCCCGTAACAGCGACATCTCATCATCGTGTACAACCGCCCCACGCGAAATCATCTCTAGGCGCGCCTTGGCCAGCACCACCGCAGACATACTCGGCCCTGCGATCTGCGCACGCCGGTAGTCGAAAATGCGATCCGGTAGACCCGTGGTCACGTCCTCATCGACGATGAACGACGGGCCGTCCAGCGGGCGGGGCTTCGGCACGGCGGCCGCGGCCGCCCCGGCTCGCAGCTCGTGAGCGATGATCACCCAGACGCGCGCTCGCTCTAGCTCGAGCTCGGTAGCGGCGGGCTTGCTAGCCAGCTCGACAGCCATCCTCATGGCGTTGCGCGGCGACGGTAGGAATTCGTCCGGGGTCACTTGCCGTACTCCGGCCACGGGATGTCGCAGAAATCCGCAAAGAGCCGAAGCGTCGCGGCAACCGAATCGTCGTCCCGGTTGGCATCGCATACGGCCTTGATCGCCGCCGTGAGCGGGTTCTGCTCAGCCGGCAGGTTGAGGACGTAGAGCAGCGCGATACTGGCGCCCGTGCCGCCCTCGGTGTCGTTGTGGTCCACCTTGATGCGCAGGTCCTCGCCGTCCGGGATAGCCTGAATCAACACGTAGGGGTTGAGTCCTAGCGTAAACGTGCTCAGCGTGACGCTATGGCCGTGTGTCGACGCGTCGTACTCGGTGACGGGTGGCGCTGACTCGTAGCACCGATCGGTACAGGGCCCATCAAGATGGGCATGCGCCGGGCCCGTCAACCGTCGATCAGCCTGATCCGGAATGTCATTCATGCCGTTATAACTCCTTCTAGCTGCGTATGCGTCATTTTGATCGGAGCGTCGCCCCGCCGAACTCCGTAGGCAATATCGGCACCCCATCCACCCTTGGCGCCCTGGTTACCGGGCTTGCGCGTCCACGTGGCGACCGCGAACAGGTCGTCGCGCGCCATCTTGACCGCGCAGAACTCCTCGCCATCGTGGCGCATGGCGTAGTAGGCCGCGACGCGCCAGCCGGCGGCCGCGGCTTTCTTCCCGAGCCCTACCGCCTGTCTACCGCCGTAGCCCGCAACCTCCCCGGGACCGAGCGGGGGCCGCGCGGGTATGCGCGGCGGCGGGACGACGGCCGGCTCGTACGTCGCATGAGCGGCCGCGTAGTCAGCGGCGCGCTTAAGCGCGTCACGCCGAATCACCTCATCCCACAGCGCCCGGTTGGGCGGCGGCGCGGTCTTCCACTTCCCACGCCGGCCGTTTTTGTCCGCGGTGGCCGGGTGGCATGCTCCCCCCGCGTCATGGGTGCTCAGGTCGTATCCGCAGGCCCCGCACCTATCCACCACGACGGGCGGGGCGGCCCACACGATCTCGGCTCGAGGGTCGTCCACGTACGCCGGCACCGCGAGATTGTGCGTGCACTCCCTCGTGCACACCGGATGTACGCGCTCGGTCATGGCTTCGGATACCCGAGCGCCGCCAGCAGGGCCGTCCGGTCGGTCGCGACCAGCTCACGCTTAGCCGCCCGGCGCCGCGGCCTGGTCGGCCGCGTATGCCGGCAGGGCACGGCAACCGGCACGAGCGCGACGCAGGCGCCACAGGGGCGATGCGTGCGCCCTATGACGACCGTCATCTGTGCCAGGTCGTCACGACGAGCGCAGGATCGGACGGCTGACCAGCGGGCCCCCTATCGACCCGCGCCAGCGCGCCGAAGCCCAGCAGCAAGGCGCCCGCGAACACGCCTATGGCCATGCCGCGGAGCACCATGCGCGCCGTCACGCCGATCACGCGAAACGGGAAGGGTCTGCGGTGCCGCGGGCGCCGGGCGGCGCGCGGCACGTTGGCGTACGAGTGCGTAGTCATGATCTCTCCCAGGGGTCGTGAGGTGCGTAGGCGGCGGCCGGCGGAAACATGCCGGGCCCTGCCCGACGCAGCGACCTACGGGCAGGGATTGCGGCCTGGCCGGCGGCCGCCGCGTACGTGCATAGTCTAGCAGGAAAGCTAGGAGGTTAGTCAAGCAGGTGAGCGGCTCGAGCGCGCGCTTTCTCGTCCGCTACTTCGCCCTTCGTACGGCCGCCGTACCGCCCAGCCGGCAGGGACCGCCAAGGCGCGTCGCGCTGCGCCTGCAGCACTGGGCGCTGCGCGACGTACTCATCACCCGCGGTCATGGCGTAACCGATCTCCATGTGCTCGCGGATTACGCCCTCGCGCGGACCTGCCTGGTTGAGGTGCCCGACGTGCCAGTACAGGTCGTAGTGGTCGCCGCCGGCCGGCCGCAGGAAGATGAACCCGGGCCCCGCCGGCACGAACCACACACCGCCCGGCGTCCGGAGCCAGGCGCTATGGCTCTGGCCGAACAAGTCGATGAGCTCGTGCGTCAGTGGACCGTCCGCGTACTCGACCTCTTCGGCGTCATCCTGGCCGGCGGCCGCCTCAGCGACCGGGGCGAGGTCATCCTCTTCGTACATGAGCAGGTCGTCGGGCACATCGTCCGGCCGATCCGCCCCGTTCAGGTTGACCAGGGTGGCCAGCTTGTGCCGCTTCGTGACGCCCGTGACGTCCAGAATGATGCAGTCACGCTTGCCGGGGTGCAGGCGCAGCCCGCGGCCTACCTGCTGCTGGTAGCGGTTAGAGCTCGAGGTCGGCGCGCCCAGGATCACGCACCCGATGCTCGGCAGGTCGGTGCCTTCCACGAACAGATTGACGTTGCACAGGATGTCCACCTCGCCCGCCCGGAATTGGTCCAGCACCTTCGCACGCTCGGCCGCCGGCGTCGTGCCGTCCAGATGGACCGCGGTGAAGCCGGCGGCGCGGAACGCCTCGGCCTGCTCGATGCTGAACGCCACGGTGGGCAGGAACGCCACGGTGGGCCGCCCCTTGGCGTGCTCGACGTACGCCTCAACGATCTTCGCGGGCGCCATGGCGTCGGACATGGCGCGGGCCAGATGTCCACTGTTGAAGTCGCCCGCGACGCGACGCACCTTATCTAGGTTCAGGCCGTCGATCAGCACGCGGATCCCGCGGGGCGGCACGAGATACGGGCCGTCTGGGTGCCTGATGAGCTGGATAAGGCCGATCCGGGGATCCACGACCGACTCGAACGTGTTGCCCAGGGCCAGCCCGTCAGAGCGGTCCAGCGTCGCGGTCACGCCCAGCACCAGCGGACCGTCCGGCTCGAACGCGCGCAGCTCGCGCAGGATCCGCTGATAGGTGTCCGCGGCGACATGGTGCGTCTCGTCCACCACGATCAGGCCCCAGTGCCGAGACCTGAGCAGGGTAAGGCTAGACGCGGTGCAGCACGTCTGGACGCTCCCGACGACGAGCTCCGCCCGGTACTGCTTGGTCGCGGCCTGCATGCGGCCGATCCGGCACCCGGGCGCGACCTGCTCGGCCTTATCCACGGCCTGGTCAATGAGCTCGGTCCGATGAGCCAGCCACAGCACCGGGTGGCCGGCCACGATGCTCAGCCCGGCAAGGGTCATCGCGGTGGGCGTCTTGCCGCCGCCGGTGGCCATGACCATGGCGATACGCCGGAAACCCTTGCGCCACTCGGCGAGCGCGCCGTTCACCAGGTCGGTCTGATAGCCGCGCAGCTTCACGAGAGCACCCGAACGATCCCGATGCCGGCCAGCGTGACCAGCGCGAGCGCCGCCACGAACATCACGGGAGCCATGTACGGGCCGGTCATCTCGCGAGCCGCGTCGGCGTGCTCGGTCGCCTGCTCACGGACCAACTGGCTAACGGGCTTCGTCCAGCGCCATCCGAGCGCCATCAGGAGGCCCGCCGTGGAGTAGCCGACCGCGGACGAGAGTAGGTACATCGCCCACCACCGCACGCGGCTCATCGCCGCACGTCCGGGTGGCGCCGGGCAATGTGATCTTCAGCGGCGGCGACGAAGTCTCCGAGCACGAGATCTAGCGAAGACTCCACCGGGCGGGCAACCTCGCCGCACGGGCAATAGCACTCGTCCGGCCCGCCGTAAGGCGACGCGCCCACCTTGAAGGATCGCCAGGTCATCAAGATCGGAAAGTGGTCCTGCATCTCGATCGCGCGGAACTTGATGCGCATCGGATCGCCACGAAGGGTATGCACCTGGCGCATAACTCCCGTGATCGCGGGATAGTGCTTCACGAGTCGTGCCGATCCGGGTCCGGCTCATAACCAAAGCCCTTCGGCGCGGTCGGCATGGCAGGCTCGCCGCACGCTGCGACGATGCGAGCGATGGACCAGCGGGTGAGCAGTCCAGCCGCGAGCCAGTGCGCGAGGAACCGATAGGGATCGTCAGCCCAAGTCGGCGCGGTCACGCCCAACGTCATGGCGACCACGAGCAGGCCGGCGGCGCGGTCCATCAAGCGGATACGTTCTTTACGACTCATCTGCGTCTCTCCCCTACGCGTTGGTTGGGTGGCCGCTTACGCCCGGCCAGTCGTAGTGCTAGATCAGCACGAGCCGATGGTGCCCACGGCGGTGCCGGCGGCGTTGTAGCCGGGGCCGCCGACGCGCGTGGTCTGCGCGCTGACCGTGTTGTGCGTGTAGATGCCCAGCCCGTAGCTGAACCCGGTGAAGTTGTTCGCGATAGCACCGGGCAGGGTGCCGCCGAGCGCGTTCGTGCCGACCCGCGCGGACGTGCCGGCCACCGAATTGCCCAGCTCGCCGTTACCGGCGTCCGTGCACGGGGTGGCATCGCCGGTCACCTTCGTAGCCACCTCAGTCCACGACTGGAACAGGCCACCCTTGTCGAACGTCACGCTGTTCGGGGCGTTCGTCCAGAGCGTGCCGGGGAAGTAGCCGATCCACGCCAGGTCGTAGGCGAGCCACCAGTTACCGCCCGAGTACGTCACCTGAAAGCGCTTCTGCGGGTTGGCGACCAGCGTGGTCCCGAGCGTGTGCGTCGTGTTCGCCGCGTAGTCAACGAACCCCGTGCTGTAGCCACCCCAAACGCCATTCTTGCGATAGCCGCCGAACAGGCAGGGGCTATTCCCCGCGCCGCACACGGCCGGGTCATGCGTGACGCCGAACTCCACCGCCTGCTGACTGTCGTGCGACTGCACAGCGAGTTGCATCAGCGTGTGGGCGTCGTTCGCGGTGTCCAGATACGCCAGGTACACGTTCAGGTTGACCGCGAGGGAGTTTGCCGACTCGCCCGCCGCCAGGCGCTGCCGTGCGCCCGCGTAGAAGTAGTACGGGCCGGTCAGCAGCTTGGCGTTGGGGTTGTAGGCCTTGCCATTGCCTACGTAGCCCTTGATGGCCTGCACGCCCTTGGCGGCGTGCGCCTTCTCATACGCGACGCTATAGCCGGCCGGCGGCCGGGCAGTGTCGGACGCCTCGGCGGGCGCCGCACAGGCCCCCAGGCCGAAGGTGATAACGCTCGCGATGAGCGCTACGAACATTCTTCGCATTCTCGTTCCCTCTCTCCGTTACGGACACTTACCGTACGACTCGCTCGCGCCTGAGCGGCCAACCGCCCGGACGATCCGCGAGGGTCTTGACGTGCCGCTCACAGCCCGGCGGGCCGTACTGGAACAGGCGGGCGACCGCCGGCGGCCGGGCTGTGAGCGGCACGTCGACGCAGGGCGTCAGCGCGCACTTGATGACGCGCGCCGGGCCCGAGCCGTCGAGCTGCGCAAGGCACTCATACAGGTCCGGCCATAGCATCTTCAGCGTGTTCTGCCGCCCCGGGTCGTCCTTGAAGATCCGCCACGGGTCACTCACAGCCCGAGCACCCGCCCCGTGACGTAATCGTCGGCGTTCAGCCTGCAGCGCATGCGGCCGCAGACGTCCGCCCGGCGCGGCGGCCGGCGGAGCACGACCTGCCACAAGGCGCGGCGACGCTGCTCGACAACGTGCACTGCGGGCTGGTAGCAGAAATTGCAGGTGACAACGGTCCTACGCATGAGCCGGCAGGGGGCAACCGAGCTCGCGCGCCGCGTCATTGACCATGCCGCGGATGTCCTGCACCGTGATGTCGGCGCTCATCTCTCCCATGCACCAACCCTAGCATAAAACCTGCTAGGTCAGCAAGACGCCCGCCGAAAAGATGGGGTCCAGTCATCGGCGGGCGTCTTGCTTGCGCGGTCAGCGTAGCTGGCCAGCCTCGGGATTGTCGCCCGCCGGGTCGGCAACCAGCGTGCCGCCGCCGGGCAGGGCCTTGGCGTCGGGCTGCGCGTACTTCTCCTCAACCGCCCGGGCGCCGTGCAGCGACTCCGCGGCGGCGTTGGCCACCTCACTGGCCGGAACGTCGGTCGTTCCCTGGTCGTGCACCTGCTGGGTCTGGTCGGCGCGGTTCGCCGCCTGCTCGCGCGGGGTGAGTCGAGACGGTCGGGGGGCGTCGTCGCTGTTCTGGTTGGTCATGATGCTCCGATCGGATAGCGGGGAATCCCTTACAGGGTATGCCCGCTATCCGATCGGTTAAGCGCAACCGCGCGGACTACAGAACGGGCAGCAGACGGGCGAAGCGCGTGCCGGACAGCTCACCGCGGTCGATGGCGGCCAGCTCGACGGCCAGGTCCGCGTAACCAGACTTAGCGGCAGCGATGGCGGCACACACGTCACCGCCGGCCGCGTTTAGATACGCCACGCTGTTCGCGGCGATGTAGGCGTTAATCGTCACGCCCGACATCTCGGCGGCGAACTCCCGAGCCTGCCCCATGACCCGAGTGGCCGCCGCCGACGCGTCACGGACTCGAGCGGCAGACACGCGCTTGCCGGACTGTGCCAGCTTGCGCGCAGCGCAAGTGCTGCCCGCGTAAATCAGCTCGCCGGTCTCCTCACCATCAACCAGAGCCGCGAGCATGACCACGGACCGCAGCTCGATCTTCCCGCAGAACTCGCAAGTGTCGGTGTCGTCCGTGGTCCCGTGCATGCGGTAGGTCGTTGTCATGCCCAAAGTCTAGCAGGAAACCTAGTAGGTTTACAAGATGCCGGGCCCACCCCAGATAGCGCCCTTCCGGTGCCAGAGCTCCATGGCCAGCCGCCCGGGGGTTACCGCCTGCTTGGCGACGCCCTGCACGACGCGATGGCCGACCATCGACCAGGCCTGGTCGACGAGCACCGAGCAGATCGCCTCTACCGGCGGCCGGACGCTGACGCGATAGCCGCGGCCGGGCAGGGCCACGCTGCGCGCGGGCTGGCGCCGGTCAATCCACGCCTCTAGGCGCTCGGTACGCCGGCCATGCCGCCAGAGCGCTAGGGCCAGGTAAGACGCGAAGCTGTAGCGCACGCCGGCGTCGACGAACTCGACCGCGATGCGCGCCGCGTCCAGACGCTGGCCGGCGTAGTCCTCCGGCAACCGCACGAAGGCCGTGCGATCGTTCCAGTGCTTGTCGTTGGTCAGCTTGATCCGCTCGGCGCCTCCCGGCATGGCCTGCACCGCGTAGGGGCAGGTCTGCACGCCGGTCTCGTACGTGATCCCATCCAGCACGGCGCCGGGGCCCAACTGCTGGCCAGCCCGGGTCACGATCAGCACGTGATCCACGGACAGGCGGCCGATGCGCACGCGCTCGCCGAGGGCGAGCATTCCCAGCTTGACCGGGAAGACGCCCGGCACCAGGCCGCCGATGTTGGTGAAGCAGATATCGCCCGGCCGTACGTCCGCCAGGCTCTTGATCGTCGGGCCGTCGTCGTCCTGCATTCTCTCTCCCAGACTTTTATTACGTGTCGTAGCAAGTAAATCCCCCGGGCCGGTCAGTAACCCTCTTCGACCTTGATCGTAAAAGTCTGACCGTTCGGGAGCGCGATGGTGACGTGGCCGAACCGGGACCGCGCGTCGCCGGACACCCGGCTGTGGGTCGCCCCCGGGAATGCGGCCAGGACTCCGGCCAGCGCGCGGGCGGCAACCGCGCCCGCATCCGTCTCGTTCTCCATCAGTTCATCCTCTCCGGGCACCAGGTCCACACCGGCGCGCCCAGCTCGGCGGGGTGCTCGTCGTCGCACCATCCGTCGATCTTCTCGGTCCCGGCGTGGTGGCAGAGGGTCCAGCCCAGGCACTCTTCGTGGGCGTCGCACTCGTTCGTCCCGATGGGGGCGAATCCGTTCGCGTCCCGGGGGAGCTTCACCGCGGTACTGGTCTCTGTCATACCTAAATTTTAGCAGGCCGATAGCCAACCTACTAGGTTTTCTAGGATGTTTTTCAGGAGACTTTCCGAGCCTCGCAGTCGCCGCGAAGCTGGAAGCCGGCGTCGCTGCTCTTGACCGTGATGCGGGCGGTCGCGCCGGGCTGCAGGTTGCCGTTGGCGTTGATCGAGGTGAAGTCGCCGCTGAGGTCCGACAGGCGGGCCCAGTAGCAGTTGACGCCGTCCGCGGACGAGCGGACCGCGTACGTGCCGGCCGCGACCAGCCCGCCGGGTGGGTCCGTGCGCTTGCCGACTTCGTACGTACCGGCGTGCAGGACGGCGACCTTCGGCGGGGCTGGCTTCGCGGGCGTGCCGGCGGCCGCCGTGCTCGAGGTGGTCTCCGTTGGCAGCGGCAGGCTGGACGGGTCGTCGCTACCGCCCAGGGCCTTGCCCAGGCACAGCACGGTGCCGAGCAAGCAGAACGCCAGGAAGCAAAACACCAGGGCTCCGGCCAGCGCCCGCGGCGAGCGGCCCTTGCTGGGCGGCGGGTCGGCCGGGGATGACACCGGGCCGTGGTAGTACGAATACGGTGCGTCGGGGCTGGTCACGGCTGTCTCTCTCCCATTAGTAAGGCTTGTTAACAATTAGGCGTCCGGGCCCGCGGCCGGCGTAACCGATCGCGACGGATGCTGTACGCCACGAGCGGCACGAACGGGCCCGGACGGTTCGCAGGCTAGCAGGAAAGCTAGCAGCCCGTCTAGTCCGGCAGGCGCTGGACGTAAACGCCCTGGCGAGCGCGGGCGACGATGCTGATCTTGACGCCCCGCTTCGCCGCCGCGATGTGCACCTGCTTAGCGAAGTTGCGCGGGGTGCTCGGGACTTCAGCCACGCTGAAGTGGTGCACCTCGCCGTTAAAGATCTTGTCCCAGTCATACCGCGGGCTGGTGTCCCGCGGGGCTGGCATGGCGCGCACGACCTTAGACATGAGGGGAGTGTACATGTGGGCATTGTGTACGAGTACAAAAAGTGACTTGTACACATCGCTCTGAGGAAAACGGGGGGAGTAACGGATCATGCACGCTACGTAATGTGTACGCTGACCAGCGGATATATAAGAGAGAGAGAGAAATTATTGACTCACATAACGCGCGAGAGTCCACAACACGGTGTGTACAAATCACTTTGTACACATAGTCACGGAGCAAGGCGGTAGAGACGAGAAATGAGTACATCGACAGGTGCCGATGTACTCATCCCGTACTCGTACTAAAGGCGGTCAAACCGCTGGTTGAGACTCCCCCGGCGACAATCGGCCAGTCGAGCCGCCAGCGTCCGCGTCGTACACCAGCCACCCCGCGGCGACCGCCAGCTCCACCGCCGCCTCAATTGCCGGACGGTCACGCATCGCCGTAACCCGCCTGAGCGCGCCCAGGGTCATCCCGCCAGCCTCGCGCACCCTGACCGCCGCCCTGACCGCCACGCGCCGCTCCACGCCGGTCTCCACCGCCTCACGGACCGAGTGCCGAGCCTGCTCGCGCCGCCACTCCATGGCGTGCTCGGCGGTCTCGGCCGCCTCACGGGCGGCCGCGGCTTTTCCCGCGGCCAGCGCCTGCAGATACGTGCGCACCCTGTCGGACGTATCGATCACGACCTGAGCGAGCCGCCAATCATCTTCGTCGACGTTGCGCCGCCCCTCGAGCAGCGCGAGCAGGCTCGCGATCTTCACCTTCAACACCGGGTGCTGCGACCGGAACGGATCCCGTAGCGGATGATCCGCCGGCAGGCTCCCGGTGTTCTTGGCGTGCTCCGTGTCGTACAGCTCGTCGGTGATGCTGTGCGCGAAGACGATCGTCTCGCCGACCATGCTCGGCGCGGGCGCCGCCACGATGCTGCCTGGCGGCGGCAGGCTGGTCGGCACGCCGTCCGGGAACGGCGACAGCATCTCGCCCGGCCACAGCACGCGGGCAGACCGCGGTGGGATGCTCTGGTCCACCGCCCAGCAGTACAGGAAGCGCTGAGGCGTACCCGCCTCGTGATCGTCGAGCAGCGGCAGGATCGTCGACGGTTGCCAGCCGATGACCAGGCCGGCCGCGTACGAGCGCGCCGGGACCGTACGGGTCGTCTCGACACGGCCATTCTTCTGGCCGATCGTCTCGCCGGACCACGCTGACCGGAGCGTCTCGCCGATCGTGCTACCCGCCCGCTCGAGCAGCTTGACAAGCGTGCTCCCCTCATCGCTGTGAAACAGGACGTTGTGCCGGACCATGGCGCGAACCTTGGCCATCTTGGCGCTACCGTCCTTGGCCATGTCGCCCGTAGGTTGCATGACCTCGCCCATGTACGCCTCAGCAATGCCCTCCCCGGACCCGAGCGGAAATTCCTCAATCGGCCGCGTCTCTTTCACCAGGTCGCGACCGACGCTCAGGCCCGAGCTCTTCCCGCCGCCGGACGGCCCGACGATCGCCGCGAAGAGGTTCAGGCTCGCCGCGGTGCCGATGCCGGTGTCTGCCCGCAGAGTGTTGGGCGCCATGGCGGCGATGCGCACCAACGCGCCGTAGAACACTACGTCCGCGCTACGGACCTTAGAGTGTGCGGCCTGCCGGATACGTGAGAGCGTCTCGCGTGCCTGCCAGAATTCATCAGGGAGTGTCAGCCCGCCGACCGTCTCGACCGCGGGCGCCGGGAGCGGCGCGGCCGTAGATGCCGGCGGCACGGTAAAACCCTCAGGGATCATCCCCGGGGGCACTGCGGTGGGCCGGTCGTCGGGACAGCTCTGTCGGGGCGTCGGATTCTTGGCCGCGGCCAGCTTGATGGCGCCGACGAGCAAACGGTGCCATTCGCCGTTCGCGACCCGTTCAGGGCCGACCGCCTCGGCGAACACCCGCGAGACCTGCTCAACGGCCGACCTCACGCCGCGGTGGCCTTCTCCGCCGAGAGCAACCAGGGCCCGGACCGAGTCCCGCGCCGTCTCGTGCCGCGAGCCGTCCGTCGTGCGCAGGTCCGCGAGCGCCCGATCAAGCACGCCCTGCACGACCGGGCAGCGCTCGACATTCATCGGATCGCGTCCCAGTACGCCGCCAGGTCCGCCGAGCCCAGCGTCGCCTTGTCCGTACGCGCGTACGGCAGCATCAGCCCCCGTACCCACGGCTCGGGCATCCACGGGATCGCCTCGGGCCTCGGCATCACTCCGTCCGTGCTCATCCACTCGTCACTGTCGGCAGGCTGCGTACGCCACTCGTACCGGGCGCCCGCGGCCTCGGGATTGATGCTCGGCCAGACGACGGCGTACCGGTGGCCGTGCTGGATCAGCTCGATGTGCTTGCCGGCCTCGCCCGGCCAGTTGATGTCGTGGCCGTCGAACTGCAGCGGCACGCGGAAGAGTCGGATCCCGCTAACGCCGTCCGTGCGCGCCGTCGTGATCCACGTGGACGGCAACGGGCCGTACGCCGCGACCAGGTCGGCTAGGCGGTCGCCGCCCTGCTTGCCCGGGTAGGCGTCGACGTCCAGCCCGAGCACGCCGGCCGGCAAACGCAGGCCGATGTTGAACGCGCGTTCAGGGCCGTCTAGCCACGCCTCGATGTCGGCGCCGGACGGGTCCGGCTTTCCGTGCCCGGTGAACGCGGACGGCGGCGGGTATTTCTTGGCCGGCTGGCGCCCGATGGGCAGTACGCCGAGCCAGCCGGCGGCGCGGTAAGCACGGGCGGCTCGCTCGAATGGTCCGGCATATGTAGTATTCGATGTCAAGTCTCTCTCTCCCAAGGTTGAGATGGTCTCTGACACGAGACGCGGACGGCGCGGCCCTTCCGGGTGCCGCGCCGTTTTGCTGATCTGCGAGAGTTTTGACCCTACGCCTGAGGTGGCCCGCCAGCCTCCCGCACCGCGTCCGCGCCACGCTTCGGCGTGTGCTGTGGCACCTCAGTGTCGGCCCGCCTCTTGGCCACGGTCCGGCTAGCGCCGCCGTCTAGCGCCTTCTGGTATGCCACGTTCCACGCGCGCTCTGCCATTACCGCCCGGCCCCGGTGCACGGCGACCGCGTACGCCGCCGAATCCGCGACGTAGCGAGCGTTAATCGCTTCGTCGAGCAGGTCTCGCGTCTCCTCAGCCTCGCGCGGGTTCGAGTACCCGCCGGCGGTCGCGTTCAGGCTGGCCAGCCCGAGGATGTAGGCCCGCGTCTGCTCGTCGACAAGGGTGTGTAGCTGTTCGGAGTACCTACGGCGCGGGCCGGTACGGCGCGGCGCGGTAGTCGCGTCGGTTGTCATGGATCAAACCTAGCAGAAAATCTAGCAGGGATCGAGGTTGCACGCCTCCTAGGATTCCTGCTAGGTTTGACGGCATGGGAGACGAGAACGTAACCGACCCGCCGCACGTGCACACCGCCCCAGGCCTGCCGATCATGCCGCCAGTGACGGAAGTGACCAGACTGTCGGCCAACGGGACGACGCGACTCACGGTGACTCCGCCGCTACCCTGCGGGCTGCGCGGGTGCATCGCCGAGCTGCACGTCGGCGTCGGCGCCAACGTCCCGACGCGTGTCCACCTGAACGGTGAGCAGGTGGCCGGACTGATTGAAGCGCTCGGTGGGTGGCTACCGTGACCGGACCAAGCGTTGGGCCGATCCTGTCGGCGTGCCCGTTCGCACCCTGCGCGGCAACGCCGATGCTGGTCATCGAGCAGGCCGCGCCGGGGGACGACGAGCTGACCGTTAAGCGGATTCCGCAACACCAGATCGGCGGCGACGCTAGCCGGTTCGGCCAGTGCCCCGCCTCGCTGATGGTCATCCCGCTCGACAAATACTCGCAGGAGTCGCTCCGCGTGCAGGCCAACGCGCTGATGCTGATGATGCCGGCTGGCGATAAGGCGGACCCCCGCGGCGACGCGCTGCCGCCCGCCGGGGCAGAGCATCCGCTGACGCCGCACCCGAATCCGAAGCACGAGATCCAACGGCAGGCGTACCGGGACATGCCGAAGCGACCCACGGCCGGCGTGAACGTGCCGCAGGCGGGCAAGGCCGGCCGTGGCGTGGTCCCGCTCCGGGAAGAGCCGCACGCCGGGCCCGGTGCCGGCCGGGCCAGCGCACCGCACCCGCCCAGCGCTGGCGACATCGTCGAGCAGCACCCGACGCCCAAACTCAGTGCCGTACCCAACGCAGACCGGAGCAAGAGAAGCATGAGCAACGACGACCTACGCGGACAACTGATCTCGCTGACCAACCTGGCGATCGAGGGGTTCGGCCAACAGCAAGAGATCTGCGCCCAGATGACCGAAACGATGGCATCCCTTGCCGGACTGTGCGAGGCGCTGGAAGAGAAGCAAGACGCCACACACCAGCTCGCGGTGGCCGCGGTGGGCGCACAGTCGAACGCACCTCAGGCGGCTACCTACATGGTGCTGTCATCCGGCCATATGGCCACCGCGACGACCGCGATCCACGCTGCTCACAGGCTGGTCACCGACGCGATCACCGAAGCGCACGGGTACGCCGGCATCGCCGCCGCCAACGGCCGGGAATACCTGGCCGTCATCTGACATGGCCACGTACGAGCAGGTGCACGCCGGTGACATCGTGCTCGGGCATGACGGCGAGCTGTGGGGAGTGGCCGGCATCGATCACTCCCCACAGCTCGCCGTAACGCTCGTTAAGTACGGGCACACGGTGACCGGATACCCGCCGCCGGACACCGCGGTTACGGTCGTCACGCCGGCGGCTCTGGCAGCGGAAGCGGCGGCCGCGCAGGTATTCATCAACGCAGGGTTCGACGTCGAGATCGTCAGCGAGCGAGTCTAGGGAGAGGGGCGACATGTTGAATCTTGGAGGTCGGCGGGCGCCACTGCCGGCCACGCCAGTACCGGCCACGTCAGTCGGTGTGCAGCCGTGCGTGGCGTGCACCGCAGACCGGACGACGCGAATCCCGGTACTGCTAGGCGACGGGTCGTGCGGCGTGGTGTGCAGCGACGCCCACGGGTGCGCCGTCCGCTACCGGGGCGGGGTATCGCCGGAGAGCTACGCCGCGGAGCTTCGCGGCGACATTCTCACGGCGGCGTCGCTGTGAAGGTGTCCGCTCACGCCTTCGTCGCCGGGCAGGCCGGCACCTATCAGGCGGCTTACTGCCAGGCGCCGCCCGAGCCCGGGACGGAACCGATCCCGGGCTACGTCAGTAAGGCGTGCGGCTATCCGGAAAGCGTGCACACGATGACGCCCGCGCACCAGGCCGAAAGTGACGATGCCCTGGTGGAGCGACTCGTGAAACAGATTGGGGGCTGGTCATGACGGACGCGGACCTGCAGCGCATCGCCGAAGAGCTCGGCGAGCCGATCGAGATCGTGCGCGATATGAACGACGCGCTGAAATGCTGCGCCGATGAGGGGCCGATGGAAGCGCACGGCGAACGCGTGCAGGCCGCACGTGAGGCGTATTGGGACAGCTTCGGCGGACCCGCGCTGACTGCCGACAATTCGATGACCGGCGCGGCGCTGGACGAAGCCATCGAGACGGCGATACGGGTCCGGGTCGACGCGGACGTCATCGCGGCCGCGCTCGAGGCTTACGACCGGGACAGCATCGACACGGAGACGAACGTCGCCGTAACCATTACGGCCGCGTTCCGCGCGGCAGGATTCGAGGTTCAGGAATGACTTGGCGGGGAGAAGTAATTGAGGAAATGGTGCAAGCGTTCGGTGCCGCGTGGCACGCCGCCGACGGCGCGTCCGGGACCGCACTTCCCGCTGGCACGAGGCGGCGCGCAGGGATCGACGCAGTCCTGAAAATCGTCGATAGGGAGCGGCCGCCGAGCAAGTCAATGGCCGAAGTGATGCGAGAGTCCGCGGGAGAGGTAGAGGGATGACGGAGCAGATCGTGCCGGCCGCCGCGCCGCGGGCGTACCCGTTTCAGACGACGGCTCAACTGCTCGGCGGCAGCATGCCGACGACCGGCCGCTGGGGCTGGTATCAGGATCACGACGGGCAGTCGTTCCGCCGCGTCTCGACCCTGATCAAAGAGGTCGAGACGGACAATTACAACCTCGACCAGTGGAAGCTCCGGCAGGTCGCAGAGGGCATGTCGGTGCGCGATGATCTGGTGCTGGCGCTGAAGGCCATGGGGCGGCCGCCGCTCGAGGGGTGGACACGCGCGCAGAAGGCGGACATCGACGCGGTCGCCGAACGCGCCATGGAAGCGGCCAAGACGACCGATGGCGCGACGACCGGTACCGCGATGCACACGCTCACCGAACGGGTGGACCGTGGCGAGCTGATCGACGCGGCCGCGGCCGGCCTGCCGGCGGGCGCCGCCCAGTCACTGCGGGCGTACGCGCATCTCCGCGAGCTGAACGGCTGGCGCACCGTAGAGATCGAGCGGACGGTGGTCTGCGACGAGCTCGAGGTGGCCGGCACGTTCGATCGTGTCGACTACCTGCCCGAGCTAGCCGGCCTGCTCGGCCCGGGCGAGTGCCAGTACGGCGACCAGTGCCCGGACGTCGGCCTGCACGGCGGGGACCTGCCCGTCATCGTGGACGTGAAGACGGAGAAGGATCCGACACAGAACGGATTGCACATCGGCCCACAGCTCGCGATCTACTCCCGGGCTAAGCGCATGTGGCGGCCGACCAGCGGCACCAGAATGGTGAACCGCGGCGAGCAGGCGATCGAGGTACAGAACGGCGAATACGTCCCGGCACCATGCGTGCGGCAGGACGTCGCGGTCGTCGTGCACGTCGGCAATGGCGACGCTAACCCGCTGCTCGTCAACCTGACCGAGGGGTGGGCGGCCGCGGTCGCCGCGCACGAGCAGATCAACCGGAAGGCGCGCGCCAAGCGGCGCGTGGGAGCCAAGGGGGCGTGGTTCGCGCCGTTGCCGACTAAGCGCGCTACCGGGCTAACTACGCTGGTCGAGACGGCGGCGGCGGCGGGGTACGCCGACCCCAACCGTCCGGGCCCCGGACAGGTGGGCGAGGTTGTCACCGTGGCCGGCATCGACTTCACGCGGATTCAGGCGGCGCCGATCGCGTGGGGGGATCCCGCGCCACGGTCGGCGGCCGCCATTGCGGCCGCGCCGACTCCGAACATCAGCGGCGCCGAGCTGGTCGGCGGGCACGGTCCGATGCCGTCGATCGTCAACGAACTGACCGACACCGCACGACAGCTCATCGCGGCGATCTGGCAGGCGCGCACGCTGGACGGACTGGCCATCCTCTGGAACATGGCGGGCGACCGGGGCGTTGCCTGGGCGGGGCCGGTTGCGATGGCGGGCGACGCTCGCCGCCGGCAGATCGAATGCGTGCAGCGCGCCATGCACGTGGCCGGCACGGTCAAATGCGCCTGCGGGTGGATGGCTGGGCAGATTGCCTAGCGGGCATGCTAGGAATCATGCTAGGGTTTGACTTGTAAGGCGAACGGCGCGGGGCTGGATGGCCTTACACCTAAGCCGCCCCCGGACTCGTGCGGAATAACCGCGAGGGGCCGGGGGCGTACAGGGCTTCGTTGGGAACGCGCGGATCGCAGGTGCACCTGTCCGCGGCGAGAGTTCGAGTCTCTCGGGAGCCACGGTTCACCCAGAAGACTTGATACCGGCCGATACGTGATCCCACACGTTGGATGTCCTAAGCGCTCGGATGGGTGAGGCACGGAGGGAACCGTGCAGCGTGGTAGCTCAGTGGCAGAGCCCCCGGTTCGGGAGGTCGCAGGTTCGAGTCCTGCTCACGCACGAGGCGTTGCCTCATAGTCCAGCGCGATGGCGCATGACTTCGATCTCAGGAGAGCACGTGACGCAGCCCAACCCGTTCGCGCAGGCGGTCGCCCCGCCCGCCGAGCAGCCCACGCCGGCGGCACCGGCCCCGGCGCCGAACCCCTACCAGCAGGCGGCCCCGGTCGCTCCCGCCGCGCAGGGCAACCCGTTCGCGGCCACCGTGCCGCAGGCGGCACCCGTGGCGCAGACGTACGCACAGCAGCAGACGCAGTACGCACAGCCGGCGGCGCCTAACCCGTATGCGACTCCCGGAACGAGCCACATGGAACACGTGGCCATGCAGCATGCACCCGCGCCCGTTCAGCAGTACGCGCCGCCGGCACAGCGGCCCCCAGCGGCCCCGCCGGCCGCCCTCGACCCGTCGATGCTGCGCGGCGCGCCCGCGCCGATCGTCGGAGAAGGGCGAGGCGCAAAGCTCGTGCACATGTACGGCCGGCTCGTCCTGGCCTTCCCGCTCAGCATCACCCGCAAGGCGCGGAACCCGCAGTTCATCACGCAAGAGCAGCGCCAGCGCGGGGACCTCGAGCAGGACCAGGTGACGGCCACGTTCGTTGTGCTCGACGACGGTCACGGCGGCATGCAGCCGATCCGGTTCGGCGGCGACCCGTCAGCGTTCCCGCCGATCGCGGACACGGAGTCGGCACCCCTGCCGTACGTCCGCAAAGGCATGTGGGTCACGCAGTCCCGCGTGATCTCGCAGCTTCGGGACTTCCTGCCGGCGGCGCCCGGTCAGCCCGGCGGCGTGATCTGCGGGCGAATGGTGAAGACCGGACCCCAGCGCAACGACCCGTGGTACATCACGACGGCGACCGACGCTGAGCTCGACCTAGCCGGGCAGTACATGCAGCTCGTCGCGGCCGGCACGTACCCGCATCCGTTGGCGTGAGGCTGACTATCGCGGCGATCGGCCGCCCCGCCCCGCAGGGCTCTAAGCAGCTCGGCGGGGCGGGGCAGTTGCTGGAACAGTCGGCCTACCTGCCAGCTTGGCGACGCGCAATCAAGATCGCCACGTTTGAGGAATACCGCCGGCTCGGGCTGCGCGCGGAGGATCTGCCCGTGTTCGCGGCCGGCGTCCCAGTCACTATCGACTCGTGCACGTTCTTCGTAGGCGCCGACCAGTGCCGCGCTGACGGGACGAACGAGCCGGTCGGTACACCGGACATCGACAAGCTATTGCGAGCCGCCCTCGACGCGCTGGGCGGGGCCCGGGGGACCGCTTCCGCCCGGTGCTTCGCGGACGACTCGCAGGTGGTCGAGATCCGCGCACTTCGTAAGGTCCGCGCCACGTCACAGACCGGCGCAATGATCATCATTTCCGATGGGAGAGACTAGGCCAATGGACAAATATCGGGTGATCGTGCTGCGTGAGGGCGCGACCGAGGATGAGACCCTTTTCGAGATCGCGGGTCCGGCGCGACGCGTGATGCGCATCGCTCCCGGCGCGGTGCTGGAAGCGATGGACGAAGACCAGCGAGAGCGAGCCGAGGGCGAGCCCGAGCGGTCCGTGGCCGACCGGGTATTCGATTCCGCGGTGGCGGCCGGCGGCGCTGGCAGCGAGCAGCCCGACCAGGCCGAGACGCCGAAGCGCAAGCGACGCACGAAGGCGGAGATCGAAGCTGACAACGCCGCGGTAGCGGCCGGCTTCCGTGACGCGGCGCATCAGGCGGAAGCCGGGCAGCAGCCCGCGGCGGCGCCCGCGGACGCGGTGGGCGGCGTTGGCAGCGAACCGACCGCGGCGCACCCGGGGATCGAAGCGCCCGCGCCAGCAGCCGCGCCGTTCACGTTCAACCCGTTCCAGCAGTAGACTGCCGAACGATCAGGGGGCCGTACGCCGAGGGGGGCGTGCGGCCCTTCGTTTGCCTAGGGGTTAGACGGCCTGACCATAGACGGATCGTCCTTCGGCCCCGTGCCCGCCGTGGCGATCGACGTCAAGAGCGAGAGCAGCGCGCCGCCCCCGATCGCGCCCAGCAGGATCCCGGGGCGATGCACGACGCCAGGGATGGCGTTTGCCACGTCTGCGCCCAGCGCCAGAACGCCGGCCTGCGCGGCGGTCTTAACGGCGCGCTCCCGTGCCTGCCGCCAGAAGTTACGCCCGTACGTTCTGATCTCGTCCATAACTGCAGCGTACGCCGGTTAGTGGCACGCCACAGCGGACGCGGCGGGCGCCGGGTTGGCGGCACGAACTCGGTCCGTGTACTTGCGCGCTTCCAAGCTGGCCGCGAGCAGCTCGCGCCCAGAGGGGCCACCGGGCTTGACGCCGGCCAGCAGCTCGAGATCCGCCCGGCGCTCGAGGTCGGTCGCGTCCGATATTCGCTTGGTCCGGACGCCATCCGCTACGGCACGATCGCGCAGGCAGTCGATCAGGCCGACGTACCGATATCCGACGTACAGCGACAAGACCAGCGAGAGGATCGCGAACGCGGACACCAGGGCTCGACCTATCGGCGCATCCGCCCAGCGGAACCCCCGCGGCGCCGGGTGTGGATTCCGGGTCACCGAGTGCCAGCCTGCGCCGCGGGCCGAAGGGCCCTAGTCGCTTTTGGGGTGCCGGACCGTGGCGCGGCCGGCGGGCCCTGGTCGTCACCTGCCCTGCGCCGATCATTGTCGGCGATCAGCTTGCGCGCGGCCAGCCCGACGACGACGCCGGCGGCGATTGGCGCGGCCGATACGAGCCAACCCGCGTCCATCATTCCGCGTCTCCTTCGTCTGCCGCCGACTCCCCGCGGCGGCGCGCACCCGCCGACACTGCCCGCCTTCGGCCGATCCTAACCGGCGGGGCCAGTGCGAGGATGAGCGCCGCGGGGATTCCGAGCGTGCCAATATCGGGGATCTTGCCCTGCCATAGGGTGGCGATAACGGTCGCCGAGTACCCGCCTAGGCCGATAACCAGGGTCACGACCTTTGCCCAGTTCGGCACGGTACCCGCCCCTCTTAGATGCGTGGCGGGCCGTCCTGATACGACACGGCCCGCCGGTTAAGCCAAACATAAGGTAAGGGGCGGACACCGTTCACGCGGGCGGGGCTACGCCGGGGGCAGCGGGGCCTGCAGCCACTCCAAGATCTGATCAACCTTCGTGGTCAGGTCGTTGACCTTCTCGTCGACGGTCTTCACGTTGGTGTCCGTGTGCTTGATCTTGGTCGCGTAGGACTCGGGATCATTGCCGGCCTTCTGCGCTTCCATGCCGTTGTCCATGCCCAGGCCGACCGCCTTGATGCCCTCCGTGCTCTGCAGCACCTCGAGCACCGCGTCTTTTACGCCCTGCTTATCCACGTCATCTCCCCACTTCTCGACCAGCCCCCACGGGCGGGTGTCGTTTTCCAGCTTGCCGGTATCGGCCTTGGCGCCAAAGTGCGCGTGCTCGGTGTGCTGGTTTGAGCCGGTGTACTTGACTTTCTTCCAGCCGTTCGACGCGTACCACGCATAGCCGTTGTAGATGATTTCGACTAGGCGGTTTTCAACACCGGAACGGCATCGCTGGACGATCAGATCGACACCCTTTTGCATGGTGAACCCGTTGATAAACGGACCCGAATCGTCGGTGTCGATCGCCCGAATGTCCGGCGAATCATCCGAGTCACTCTGCGGCGTGCTGGACCCGGAGACGTCATCGCGATTGTGGTTACTCGACCGCTCTTGATGGTCAAGGTCCCCAACCGACCCGTCTGACGCGGTATCCCGTTCCGGGCCCAACTCATCGAACTCTTCGGCCAGCGTGACCAGGCATGGCACGGTGTCTTGATGCATCCGTCTACCTCCCTTGCTCGAGCGCAGTCACCCTGGCTTCTAGGGTAGCTAGCCGCTCCTCCTGCTCGGCGATGATCTGCAGCGCTCCCAGCGCGACGATCTCGTACCGGAAGCCGTTGACGCGCTGGCGGCCGGGGGCGTCCGGGTCATCTTCGTACGTCAGCAGCTCGGTAAGCCCGAGCTCTTCCACCTCTTCCGCGATGACGCCGACGTACCAGTCTGCGGCAGCGGTGGCCTGCCGAACGTCATCGTCGTCCGGCCGCGCGCCAGGCCCGTGGATCTCTTCCGCCAGGGCGGCCGCGCGGTCCTCGATCAGGGTGCGGTCCTTGAACCGGACCACGCGCAGGCGCCGCAACGCCTCAAGGTTCATGGTGTGGCCGGTGATCTCGCGCTTATACCGCCGGCTCGAGGACGTCAGATACAGGATCCCGCCAGTGTCCTGTCGCAGCACCACGCCGGCCACGCCGGAAACTTTGTCGTGCCGAAGCCTGATCTGCGCGAAGTTATTCGCGCCAGTCCGGGGCCCGGCGGTAAACTCGCCGTCGTCCGGGCCGTCGATCCAAAATCGGGTGGTTGACCCGCCGGAGCCCGTGTTGTCCACGTAGATCTGATACGCGTGATTGAACTTCGCAGTCACCGATCCGGAGCTCTCCGCCGGATCGAACTCGAGCGTCTCGACCACCATGTTGGCGAAATCCGCGGGCAGAATCTCTTCCCCGGGCGTGCCTACCATCGTCTCTCTCCCTTGATCAAAGTCCGTACCGAGTCGGGGTGGCCATTCGGATGGCGTCGCCGGTGCTGTGCGTCTTGATGACGCCGCCGACGCCCTGGCCCCTGACCACCGTAGCCGTCTGCAGGTACGGGCCGGAGCCCGTGGCGGCGGTCATGCCGGTAACGGTGACCACCTCGCCAGCCGGCGTCGTCCACTGGTACCCGGTCGCGGTCGTCGACCACTTCTCCCAGCGCGAGGTGGTCGAGATGTCCCACGCCGTCTCGCTGGCGTCAATGTCCTCGGCCAGGGTGGTTGTGGACGATGCCCAGAGCTTGCCCGGCGTGTCGTACTGCGCGATCTGCGTCCAGATCTTCGCGGGCGAGCAGGCGAGCGTGACTTCCCACCTGTTTTGCCCGATCTTCTGGTTGATGCCCTCGATCAATACGTCAATGGTCGCGCTCGGCAGTTGCGACTTCGGATCCGTGATGACGACCCGCGAGCCTACCCGGCAAGTTAGGAAGTACGGGATGAGCTCCGGGTGCGCGATCAGGTCGAGCTCGATCACCGGCCAACGCATCTCGTCGACCGTGCTGAGCGAGGTGGCCCACGCGGCATGCCAGGCCAGCCGGGCGTCATCGTAGATGTTGATCTCTTTGCTGTTGGTCACCAGGCCATGTCGAGCCCTGGCGGCCTCGTTCACATAGACAGCGTCCGACCCGTACTTGCGCGAGACCTTCCAGCGCGTGAAGAGCCGCTGGTCGTCGTCGGTGGGCACGGGCGCCTCGGCTAGTTCTCCACCGTCAGCATCCCCACTGTCTCCTGACCAGCTCAGCGTCATGACTACGGACGGGTTGTAACGGAACTCTCGCGGATAGTAGATGAACGAGACGCCACGCTCGACGAGTATCCCGCCGTCCGCCGCCTCGCACTCGCGGACCAATTCGCTCAGCGTCAGCGGCGACTGTCGGTCCATCACTTCCGTGTCGCTGCTCGGATAGACCAGTTCTAGACCCTGCTCACCCAAGATCCGGATAAGCCGGGGCCCCGCCAGCTCACCGGCGTACCCGTCCGCCACCTCGATAAACCCGGTGTCCACGAACGGCAGCGTCTCGGCGCCCATGAACACGTGGCAGAAACGCGCGTCAACTAGAGACGCGGACCCGGTCATCCGGAACGCGGTCAGCGCGGCAGTCGTGTTGGTGTTGATGGTGTTCGTAATGACCGCAAACGTCGATCCCGAGATCTGATGCCAGATGAGCGCGAATGTAACGTTGGCGCCAACCTGGTCGGTTTCCAACTGAATGGCTACCCATTCAGTTGGGTCAACCGTTCCAGTGCCATACAGTGCCGAACCGGTGTAATCGAGGTTGCCGTCAGAGTCGTATACGTCGAGCACGATTCCAGTGCCCGTGACGCTAACGACCCAGCGACGAAGCGTGCCGGCCGATGACTGCCATTCGACTAGCGTGGCTTTAGCCACGGGCAGCGCAGCCAGCTTGAAAAAGATCATTCCGGCGAACTCCGCGCCGGTGTCTCCCGTGGCGTATCCGGTGAGCAGCGACGTGGCGCTATTGAATTTCATCGAGCTGCTGGCGCCGGGCGGGGCATCGTCATCGCCGAAGGTGACATCAGACGTCCGGGCGGTCCGGCCGCCAGGGATGCCGGAGCCCGCGGTTACCGCCCCCTCGGAGTCCTCTAGCGGCCAATAGCCAGCCGGGGAGTATGACGAGAGCTGGCGCCGCAACGGGGACTCTACGGGCTCCTCACCCTGGTTCAGCCGGCGGATCGGCCCGCCCGGGGCGAGCGTCATCGTGGAATCGTTGCCGCTCTTATCCCACCGCGGAGTCCACTCGGGCACGAACCCGCCCCACAGGATGTTGTCGACCTGCAAGTCGTCAATCGAAGCGGTCAGCGTGCCGACGTTGGTGTTGCCGACGAAGCGCCACTGGTAGAACCCGAATCCGCCGCCCTCGATAGTGGCCACGTCGGCGAGCACGTTCCATGCAGTGGGCTCGTCCGCCAGGGTGCCGACCCACGCTTTGCCGCGGATCTGTCCGCCCCACGCATGCGCCCTGGTCCAGACCTTCGTGCCGATCCCGTACGTGCCCGTCACGGACAGATCTTCGTGCAGGTCGGTATTGACACCGTCGCGCCGAGCACTGATCTTCATGGTGATCACGCCGGACGGCTTTAGCTCGGTATGCACCCGGTAGTGGTTGCTGGCATCGATCCGCCGGAACATCACGGCGGAGATCCACGGGGCCCCGGTAGTGACCGCGGAGAGGCTGACCGAGTAGAGCACTTCCATGTCCAGCGCCGCCACGCCGGTCAGGACGGCTATAGCGGCTGTGTCCGCGGCGGCGATAGCCACCTTGCCGGACCCGCCGCTGACGGCGTTGTACTGCGACGCGACCGACCATGCCTGGCCAGTGTCCGCGGAGCCCCACGAGCCGGAGACGGTCCGCGCGAACGTGTCGGTGGCTAGCGGGATCCGGTACCGAATCGGGGTGTTGACGCCGATACGCCCATACAGATCGCTATCCGGGTTGCGGGCTGCGAGCAGTCCGTCCCGCAGGTCCATCACGAGCGATGAGTCGGACGCCTCGATCACTGCCGCCTCATCGCCGCGGCCCTGGTTGAGCTCGACGTCCGCGCTCTGCCGGCGATAGTCAGATATGTCCATCCACTGCCACAGTGACGGCCGGCCGTCCGGGTCGGCGTCCGGCGCGATGTCTACTCGGATGTCAGGCATTAGGAGGTCGCCACCCTGCCCACTTGACCCTTGACCCGGATCGACTTATTCAGCCACCTGCGGAATTCCGTCTCGGCGCCTTCGATGACCAGGGTCACCTCTACTGGCCGCTCACGAGCCACGCTCTGGGCGCCGCGCCCGAGCGGAACGATTGCCTCATCCTGCCCGCCCTCTCCGACATTGACCAGGGTGCCGCCGGCGGACGCCTTGACGATGCCGCCGTCCGCGAGCTGTGGGATCTTCGGCACCCCGATCGTGCCGCCGCCGAAGCTCTTGCCCAGGATCGAGAATGACGGGATCGTGAAGTGCAGACTGTTCCACTTCCCGATGACGTAGTTGATCGCCACCCGGAAGCCCGCCTTAAGCCCGTCCCACATGCCCGACAGACTTCCCCGGATCCTGCCCGGGATGCTCCGGATAAAGGTGACCAGGGCCATGAACTTTTTCTGAATCCAATTGGCAGCGATAACCGCCCAGTTCATGATCAGCTTGTACACGCCGATCCAAAAACCAAAGTACATTTTGACCGCGTTCCAGACACCCTTGGCAAACGCGACGATCTTCTGCCAGAGCATCACGAAGAATCCGGCGAACGGCCCCGCAAACCACGCCCCGATTTTCTTCATGAAGCCCCACACGGCGTTCCAGATGGTCTGGAAGAACTGCGTCTGCGTGGCCAGATACACGATGACCGCGATCAAGGCGACGATCCCGAGCACGATCCACGTGACCGGGTTGACCGCCAGGGCCGCGTTCCACGCCCAGGTGACGGCGACGATGACTCCGAGCGCGACCGCCAGCACGCCCAGGCCGATGGCCAGGGGCGTCACCCAGTCAGAATTCTTCTGCAGCCACCCGAACGTGGCTTCGATGTAGGGGATCGCCTTGGCCAGCTCGGTCACCAGGGCGCCAGTAATCTGCCGCTTGAACCGCTCGAGCTTGGCGCCCGCGGAGTCCTCGAGCGTCTTGCCCGCCTTGTCGGCGGCGCCCGCCAGCTTGCCCAGGCCATCGGCGGCGGTCTTCGGATCCATGGCGTACAGGGCCTGGCCTAGGTCCTCCGCCTTCGTGCCGAAGAGCGCAACCGCCGCGGCGTTGCGCTTCACGGGATCCTTGATCGCCTTCAGCTTCTCGAGCACGGTAGACAGCCCAGCGCTGGCGTTGTCGCCGCCCTTCGCGATCTGCGAGGTCATGCCCTCCGCGGACAGGCCGAGCGCCTCATAGCCGGCGGCGGCCGTCTTGCTCCCGTCGATCGACCGGATCGCGAATTCCTTCAACGCGTCGGCCGCCGTGTCGGCGTCGCGCGCGCCCGCCTTGATGGCCTGGTTCATCAAGCCCATGGAGGTCGCGCCGTCGAGCCCGAGCTGACGGAACTGAGTACCGTACTCATTCATGGTGTCGAACAGGTCGCCGCTCTTATTGATGCCCTGCTGAACGCCACGTGTGAGCAGGTCAAAGCCTTCGTCGACGTTCTTGATCAACCCGTTGCGCATCATCTGCTTGACCGCGTTGGAGACGTTGCCGACCTCATCCTCAGCGATCATCGCGAGGTTACTCAGCTTGGCGCCGACCGCTTCGATGGCCTGGTCGGTGGCGTCTTCCGGCACGAGCTCGTTCTGCCAGACGGCCCTGATGGCGGCGGTCGCCTCTTCCATCGAGCCGAGCACACCGCGAGCGTAAAGCGCGCCCGCGGCCTTCCCGACGTCATTGGCCATGTCGCCCGTCGCGCCGAGCTGCGCCTGCAGCAGAGCCACAGGCTTGCTGGACTCAATGATCGACTGCATGCCGGCCATGAGGGCGGCGCCCGCCGCGGCGCCGCCCAGCATCGCGCCCTTCTCGATGCCACCCCAGGTCTTTTTCATGCGGTCCTGCACGGTGGCGGCACCCTTGTCGACGCCCTTAGCGTCGATGCCGACCTTGATCAGCAAGTCAGCTAGCGTCGACATTCTGCGTCCCGCCCATCTTCCGGTTCAGCTTCTTGACCGCTTCCAGCATGTCGTGCCCGGACATCGGCCCGGCGGCCGGCTTGGCAACCCCCCACTTCGGCATGAAGTCCGCCGGCTCGTGCGCCTTAGACTTCTTGCTCCGGTTCACGTTCGCGATCGTTGCTTGCAGCATGGCAAACAAGTGATCGAGCCGGACGTCTCCGATCGGGCCCTCGAGCCGCTCGTACGCCTCCCACTCGGTCAGCTCACGCGAGTCGATCCGCGCGAGCAGCTCACCAACAGTGCAGCCCAGGGCCAGAGCTAGTCGGAAGTACCGTCGTCGTCCTGGGCGGCGCCGAAATCCTCGGTCAGTTTGGTGACGTCATCGTCGGACAGGCCGGCCAGCGTGCGGCAAGCGTCGAACAGGCGGTCTAGCGGCTTGGCGTTCTTGCGGCCCAACACGTTCAGGTCGTCCTGGTTGAAGAGCAGCGCGCCACGCTCGTCGACCGCGCAGAGCACGATCAGCTTCGCCCGAGCGTTGCGCAGGTTAATCGACCGCGATCCGCTCTTCTCAACGACCAGGCTGGCTTCGTACGCGTCCCGCTGCGTGCCCTTGATGGACTTGATCCGGACGTCCCCGCCCCATTCGGGGCACGCCACCACGTCATATTCGACGTCATCAGCTTCGACGATCTGGTCTCTGGTCAGGAATCCCATTGCAGGTTCTCTCTCCCCGGTTGAACTAGCTACCGGACGACGGCAGCAGGGTCGGCTTGCCGGTCACCTTGATAGTGATCGACCGCGCCATTTTATCGTCATAGGGAAACTCATCCCCGACGTTGGTCATGATGCCGCGCAGGGACCACGTGTGCTCATCCTCGGTATCCGGCAGGATGACAATCCGGTAGTTGCGGGGCGTCTCGTCGTCGAAATCGTCGTCAATGTCGTGAGTGGTCTCGTCCGGGTCGTAGTTGATGTCCAGCGAGATCTCCCCGCCGTCCTTCAAGCCGCCGATAAATTCCATCCACTGGCCGGGCGAGTCGTGCGACGTGACGTCGATCGTCTCGCGGGTGCGCTCCGGCCCGCTGATGCTCGTGACGTTGGCGATCGTCTCGTACGTGGTGCCCGGGCTGAGCGTGGTTGCCCGCCGGAACTCAGTGCCAAATGCGTCGCGTCCGCTCACGGCGGCGCCTCCTTAGGTAAGCTGCGCCGTCTCGACGCTGAATCTGACTACATGATGCCTGATCTCCGGGTCCGGATCGGTAAGTGCCTGGTCAAATTCCCATCGGATGCTCACGCACCTGTGCCCGTCACCCGCCAGGAGAGCGGACATCGCGGCGGTTTGGTGGTCAAGCAGCTCGATCACCCGAGCGGCGATCGTCTGCCCCGTGGCGTTCCCACGGGCGTGCGTCCACACGTGCAGCGTCTCGGTCAGCCGGCGGCCGTACTGCGTGTGCGAGTTGTCCGGCACGCTCAGACGCTCACCAATCCGAACGTACGGGTAGGGCGTGCCCTCCTGCACCTGATCGACGATCCGGCCGGCGGCGCCCAGTAGCCCGGCCAGCGTGGCGTCCGCGTTGAGTCGCGCGAAGAGCGCCTTCTGCAGCGCGTTGGCCGGGCTCTTGCTGGTCATGGCATCACAGCTTTCTCAGCTCTTGGCGGGCTTCGTCGGCGAACCGATCGGGAAAGTCGTGCCGGGCCCGGACGGTTACCGGGGTTACGAAGTCGTTCGCCGGCGTGTCGCTGGTGCCGTGCACGACAAACTCAGCGTGCCGCGCGGTCACTGCCGCCACGCCGGCCAACCCGCCCGACTTGATCTCTTCCTGAATCGAGTCTCGCAGCTCGCCATCGTCGACAGGGGCGTGCCGGCGGAGATCCTGGGCGGACTCGTGCACCTGCCCCTTAACGGCCGCCTTGGCTGCGCGCTGGACCACCTCAGGAAGCTTGCTTAGCTTGCGCTCGAGGTCTCCGAGCCCTTTGATCTCGACCTTAGCCACGGGTCACCGGGTTCGGGTGCCGACGCCGCCAGTCGGAATCGCGGCGGATCGCCGCCAGGTCGTCGGCGATCGAGACCAACGCCCACATCTGCGCGCCCTGATGGTCCCCGCGCGCAGCGCTCTCTCGGGCGCGCTCACGAGCCGAAATCGCGAGGGGCAGCGTGGTCGTCTCTTCGTCAGAAGCTGTCATCGCTGCTCGCCGCTGGACTGAGTGGTGGGGCTGTGCGCTTCCGCGGCTTAGGCGGCGCAATCGTGGCCAGTGCCGGCGGCTCGACGGGGGGCGTCGGGGCTGCTGACCATCGCGGGTCGGCGCGCGCCGTGACGATCTCGTCCAGCACCAAGTCAACCAGCCAGCCGGGCTGGCGATCCTCTTCCGCCGGCAGCTTCACGCCGAGCTCGACTAGGCCCGCCGCGAGTCGTTCAAGCTCGGCATCACGGCTGGACAGAGTCTCTTCCAGCTCAGCGACATCGTTCTCAAACTGCTCGACCTGCGTATGCGACGCCGGCACTTCAACGTCAGAGGCGGCGGGTCGGTCGCCGGTCGTGAGCGTGACGACCATCGGCACCCAGTCACCAGGGTTGGCGACCACTGCGGGGTGGTCGGCGTCCGCCAGGGTCTTGCCGCGGACAACCCGCCACTTCGTGCCGTCCGGCGCGCGGAGGATCCCATCGCGCCGCGAAACTACGATGCCCCGCGTCATGCCGCCACCTCTCCTCGCTCAATCAGCGTGCGCACGATCTCAACGTCATGCGCCAGGCCCCCGCTACGCACCCAGCCACGATAAGCCGGGCGGTCGGTCCGGTACTGCTCACTACTGTTGACCTTGCGGTACTGCTCGTCGTCTGAGCCCTTGCACACGACCGGGTGCATGTGCTCGATCATGACGTCCGGTAGGTAGGTCAGACAGTCGGCGCCCTGGCCGAGATCGCGCACCGCATTGTCGCAGTAGAGATGCTCCACGGGCGCCGGCACCATTCGCCCGAGGGCGCGCACGATGTCCGCGGTCATGGCCCACTGGGTAGGGATGTTCTCGTGCTGGTATCCGTCGTCGCAGTAGACGATGCCGGGCTGCTGATACAGCACGGTCAGGTACCGGCCCACCCACCCCTCAGTGCGCGGCAGGTGATCATCACCCGCGAAGCCCAGTGCGTGCGCGTACCGACCTGCAGCCAGGCTGACGGCAATCCGGTTCAGCTTCGGCACGAGCGGCCGCCAGACGTCGGCGTACGCCGCGCCGACCAGGCGGTTGCGCGTCGCATCGGCGATGGCCGCCCGGTAGTCGGCACACCGCGGATCATCCCGATCGACCACGAAGAGTAGTTCGGCGCCCTCTTCAAACGCGCCAGTCGCCTCCCACGCCGCGACGACCTTCTCCACGGACTCTGGCCGGGAGCGAGTCGGAACGATCGTCAGCAGGTCAATCATGCGCGATTCTGCTTTTCTCGCCGCGCACGCAGAACGGCGGTCCGAACGAAACAGTCCTTCGCCTCGAGCAACTTGCGCAGTCCGGCGGTGAGCTCCGGACCGTCCGGAAGCTCGTAAACCATCCGCTCGGCCAGTTCGGCAGACTGCGCCGAAATCTCGCGCAGGGGACCTTCGGGCAGGTGCGCGAACTCAAAGAGCGGTTCAAAATGCTGCGTGCCCGGGTGCCGGCCGAACCACACGGAGCCTGAGCGCTGAGTCATGCGCCGATCCTACCCTGCTAGGTATCCGCCTAGCAGCTAACGGCGGATCCACCAGCCCGCAGGATGATGGGAGATTGGCGAGAGATTCTCAATGTCAACGTCCCGGCGCCAACGCGGGTTGTCAACTAGGCCGCGCGCGATCGACCACAGCGGCCCCCCGCAACGCGGAATGTCGTGCCCGATCCGGCGCGCCACGTCCTCGCCGCCCAGGTCCGCTAGCCCGTCCTCGACAACCAGATAACACCCAGGCGTAACGAGCGGTCCGTACGCCTCGATCTCGCGGTTCACGTGCGGCGCGTGGTGGTCAGAGTCGAGCGTCACCATCGTGTCCCGACCGGCCGTTAGGCGCCGGACGGCGGCGACCGTGACGGGGTCGATCGACGTGGTCTGGTCAAAGAAGGTCACGCCAGGCCACGAGGGCGCACGATCGGGATCGCGCTGAATGTCGATGGTGATGACCTCAATACGGAAGGTATCCGCCAGCCACGCCGCGAAGCCGCCCCACTTGGTGCCCGTCTCCACGATCACTTCGGGCTGCGTATGCAGGATCGCTCGGTAGTAACGCTTCAGATCATCGACAGTTTTCCATATCGGCACCCCCCGATAGTCCTGCGTGAAGCCTTCGTCGGTATTGAAGGTTGCCACGCTGGCCGCGATGTCCAGCGTCGTCGGGGGGAGCTCGACCCGGCCGCGCTTCATGCGTCGCTCAAAGGGTGCCACGAGAAGAGCGGGTGGACCACCACGGGACGGGGTGACGTGGCGGGGGCCACGGTCTTATCCGGACCCCACGACGAATCCTCGTGCGACCAGAGGTAGTGATACATGATCTTGTCGATATACACCTCAGACTGCAGGTGCCCGCGAAGCTGCTTGACCCATACTCGGTCCTCGGCGCGCCCGGGCTTAGCTCGAGCGAACTGCGCGCGGAGAGCGTGATCCCTGCGGATTGGATCGATGTGCGTGAAGTCACGCACAAGCTGCCCGAGGCAATTTCGGTGCCAGCGGCCGTGACGGAGCGAATGATCGACGATCTCGCGGCCGTCCGGCACGCCGTCACCCCGGGTCGTGTACTCGAGCTGGAACCCAACGTGGTCCGGCCGGCCAGCGATCGCCTTGACGACCTCGCCCACGTAGTAGTCCGGCACCAGGTCGTCGTCATCGATGAACGAGACATACTCGCCCGGCGCCGCCGCCAGCATCGCATCGCGCAGCGCGCCGAGATGCGGCCGGCCGGCGTTCCGCCATGCCATCACGCGGACGCGGCCGTCATGGGCGTCAAGCTGGGGTAGGAGAACGTCGAGCAGGCGGCGGAAGAGCGGCGCGCGCGCGGGGATCGTGGGCACGAGGATTGTCCACGTGGGCGGGTTGATCATGGTAGTTCGCGCTGCCCCTCGATCTGGATCTGTTCGCAGTCCGCGCGCAGGTACTCCGGCTCGCTCGGATGGATCGTGTACTTGACCCGCAGGCGGTCGCCGTCCGGCCGCCGGAGCTCGTCGCCGCGGCGGACGTCGACGTCTGGCCGCAGGTGGGCGGTCATGGCCAGCGAGGTGCCGGCCTGCTGGGCTTCGATCTGCTCAGTCGCGGACGGTTGGCTGACCTTCGCGCGCACGGATCCGACCTGCATGGGCGTCGTCGTGGTGCCGCCCTGGCCATCGCTAACGCTGGTCGGCCGCCACACGGTCAAGGTTTCGCGCAGCTCGTGAGCGCCGATAGGGATCGTCACTCTGCCGTCACCGCATCCCACGGGTCCAGCACCGTGCCGCAGTTGTACGGGCTGACCAGCGTGACGGAGACCATGCCGGACGAGCCGGCCGCCTTGCGTACGGCCTTCTCTTCGGCGTCGGTCAGGTAGACCGCCTCGCCGCCCTCGCGCTGCGCCCGGTCGAACGACTTGGAGGAATCGCCGATCGTCCGCTGCGTGAGCGCTTCCGGGTTGGTGAACGCGCGATAGGCCACCGACACGCAGATCTGTGCGACTCGTCGGGGGACGTTGGTCAGCACGCCATTGTCGTCGACCCAATCCTCACCAGCGACGTCTCTGATCAGCTCGCTAGCCTCAGACAGGATGGACTCGGCGCGTGTCTCCTCTTCGTCCTCTGGCGTATAGCCAAGCTTGCGGACAAGCGCTGAAAATGGCGCCAGGGGTGGCAGGTCTTCGCTCTCCGATACCGGCATGACTCATTCCCTCCCTAGAAGAACGCGACGACGCGAACGATGCCGCCGCCGCCCGCGCCACCCGCGCCTGAGGCATTGCCGTTCAGCGACCCGCCGCCGCCGCCGCCGCCCGCGCCGTACCTGCCGGCGTCGCCACCCGTGCCCGCGGCCGCCAGGATGGACGCAGCCCCGCCCGCGCCGCCGTTGCCGGGGAGTCCTGAGCTCGCGGGCTGGTTAGCGCCTGAGCCGGCCGCGGCGCCGCCCACGACGCCCGCCGTGGCGGCCGTTCCGTTCATGCCCGCGCCGCCCGCGCCGCCGTTGCTGGGCGAATCTCCGGTCGTGATGCCACCGCCCGCGCCGCCCGCCGCGGGGCCGGACGCGAACGCTGACGGGTTGCCCGGCAGGGCGCCGGTGGCCGACGAGCTCGTGCCGGTCTGCCCGAACGTGGTGCCGCCGCCGCTGAACCCACCCGTCGCTGCGCCAGCGTTGCCGCCCGCACCGCCGCCCGCACCGGTCGCGCGCAGGTACGTGCCGAACGATGACGCGCCGCCGGGCGACCCCGGCTGGCCGCTCGTGTCGTTCACCGCAATGGCGGCCGCGCCGCCGCCGCCCGCGCCCACCGCGATCGTGACCGGGAACGAGACCGACGCGTACGGGATGAGCGCGCGCGATAGCCCACCACCACCACCACCCGCGCCGCCCGAACGGACCGACGTCGCAGCGCCACGCCGCCCGGCGCCGCCCCCGCCGCCGCCGGACACGATGGTGACGTCGAGAAACTTGCAGGTCGCGCCGGGGTCGGCATAGCTGGCCGCGCCGGGCGTCGTATAGACCGTCTCGACCGGCCGGCTCGACTTCAGCCCGAGCTCTTCCTGCATGGTCTCGTAACTGACCAGATTGTCGATGTCCTCGGGAACCAGGTAGACGCCGGCGGGCTGCTTACCTGCGAGCTGGGTATCGAGGTCACTCACATCGTCGATGTCGATCGGCGAAATGAGATACGCGCCTACGGGCTGCTTGCCGGCCAGCGCCGAATCAAGCCCGGTGACATCGCTCGTCCCGATCGGCAAGGTGACCGCGTCTGCCACGTCCTGCTTGCCCGCCAGCTCGGCGTCTAGGCCAGTAACGTCGCTGGTCTGGATGGGCAGGGTGGCCACGTCATCGAGCGCGTCTTGTAAACCGGTCACGTCCGCTATGTCGATAGGCAGGGTGGCGACGCTAGCTAGAGCCTCTTCGAGCTGAGCCAGGGTGGCATACGTGACGCCCGGCTCGGCCGCCCCGTCGATCTGAATGACGTCCGCCAGGTCAGCGTCTTCGTCCTGATAGTCGAACATCGCGGTGCCCCGGAACGCGCCGCCGGCATACGACGCGACGACCAGATATGGCCAGTTGACCGGAGTCCACAGCGGGTCGTTGTTGGCCGGCAATTCGAAGATGGCCAGGCCGTCTTCGTCGGTTTCCTTAGCGTCCGCGAACGGGCGCACGATGCTGTCATCAACCGCGCCGACAAGCGGGTAGCGCGCCTCAAAGCGCACCCGCCCCGGGCCGTCCAGCTTGCACCGGACCGTGACCAGCGTGAGCCCTGCGGGAAACGCCATGGCCAGCCTCTCAGAACTCTTTCGGGCGCGCGGGCGCGGGCGGCTCTTCAGCGGGCATCGGCTCGCCGCCCTCAACCGGGACGAGATCGGCGTCGGACTCCCGGCTCTCAGCCCGAACCTCGCGCAGGTCGGTGGTCACCTGCCGCGAAGTGTCGCCGCCGAGAGCCGGGAGCGTCATCAGACTAAGACCCGTTCGTGATCTTGACGGCCCGACGCAGGGTGAAGAGTGACGCCGGGTCGGACGGGGTCACCGGGTCCGCCACGGTCGCGGTGCCCGCCCAGGTGTTGACCAGGCTCCGGTCAGTCGTGTTCGTGTAGTCGTAGTCCATGATCCACCGGACGCCGATTCCGTTGTACGCGCCCGCGGCACCCTGCGCCTCGTTCAGGCCCCGGACGACGCCCGTGCTGACGCCCTGCGGGACGCGCGGCGCGCGCGCGGCGAGCACGAACGCAGTGCGGTGGTAGGCGAACGCCTGCCCCTCGTCGAGCGCGTTGCTCGGGACCACGTTGAAGCCACCGATGCGGCCGATGGTCCCTTCGCGGAGCGCGTCAGTGGACTCGTCACCGATCGAGTCGAACCGGGTGAACCGATCGCTGTTGAGAATGTCCTCCTCAACGCTGGAGGACACGAGCAATGTGCGCTGAGCCTTCGGCACGTTCTGGTCGTTCAGCAGGCGGCGAGCCCGGTTGGCGACCAGGTACCAGTCCGTCGAGCCGGAAACGACCAGGTCGGACGCGTCGGCGTTGACGGTCATGCCGGCGGGGTAGGTGGCCGACTCGATCTCGGAAACCACGATGTCCTCGAGCCCCTCGGCAACCGCGCGGATCTGCGGCATGAGCACCTGCGCGCCGAAATCGCCGATGTCCAGCGTGAACTCTTCGTCAGTGATCGGCGCGCCGTTGTAGATGTCCGTGTCCAGCTTGACGTCCACACCGAACTCGGCGGACGTGTCGTTGACGATCGCGGTTCCGGCGCGCAGCGTCCGGGTGCGGGCCGACCGGCGAGCCGGGACGCGCATGGTCACCGTGTCAGCGAAAGCGCCCTGAAACTCTCCCGGGTTAATCGCGTCGGTCCACACGGTCCGGGCCACGACCAGCTCGCGGTACAGGAGTCCGATTGCGGTGTTCGCAATGACGGTCGGCTTAAGAAAGGTGTTCGGCACCTTAAGTCCTTTCTATGCGCGGCCGGTCGGTCCGGTACCGCTCTCGATCAGTTTCGCGGGACTAGTGCCGCGAGTTTGAGCGGGTTGGTTTCGTCTGGCTCGCGCGCGGTAGCGGGTGCCCCACTGCGCAGCTCTTCCCGCGGCCGGCCGCGAACCGCGGGTGTGGCCTGAGGCGTCGCCTTGCCTTCGTCGCCGTCCTGCTCGGCAGAACCTTCGTCATCGCCGGTCTTGCCGCCGGCCGCTTTCCAGTCTGAGAGCAGCTCGTCAGCGTCCGCCGAAAGCTCCTCTTCCGTCTTTCCCTGCAACCTCTTAGCCAGCCCCGGGGGAAGCTTCTTAGCTGCCACTACGCGGGCTCGCACGGACGCCGCCTCGGCCTTCTCCGCCCGCTCGGTAAGCGTGCTGAGCTGCTCTGACAGCTTGTCGAGCTGCGTCTTATTCTTGTCCGCGTCCGCGGCGACCTTCTTTAGTTCGTCGTAATCGGCGAACTCGGCACGCACCTCAGCGACCTTGCTGCGCACGGCGGCATTGACCGCCTTCGCGAGCTCTGCGCGGCTGAAGGTGCGTTCGGCGCCGCCCTCTGGATCGTCACTCATACCGGATTCCTCCGTCGTGAACCGGCGTCGCCGCCGTCATGATGCCTGCCCGCCGGCTAGGTACCGGCGGTAGTTGTTGAGAGCATTATTGCTCGTCCCGGTAGATGCGGTGCCATCCTCGCGAGCGAGTTTCTGCGCCTCGTTCCACTCCCTAGCATATTCGGCCGCCTGCTCGGGCGGTCTGCCTCCCCGGAAAAAGGGCTCAGCCGAGCAGGCGCACCCGTCATGCGCCTCAAAATCAGCAGACTTTTCGGTCTTATAGACGGCGCCGCGGCCGGCCAGCGTGCGACAAAACGCGCACGGGTCGCCGCTGGTAACCCTGCCGAAGCCCAGCGCCTGCGGGTCGCGCTGGACGTTGGTAATGAGCGTCCGCCGGCCGCCGGACAGGACCAGCTTCGCGAGCGTGCCGGCCACCCGGATAAGCCCACGAGCCTTGGCCTGCTCGATGCCCAGCCCGCCGCGGCGAGCTGAGACGATGGACTTCAGGGCGGCGCCGCGCAGGTCCGCGGCCAGCTCGGCGGCCGGCGGCCGCGGCGCCAGGCCGGCGGCCGGCAACGCTCCGGCGGCGCCCTCGACCCGGCGAAAGAGGGAGTAGTACCGGCTCGCCGTGCCGGCTGACCGGTCGAACCCCTGTCCGGCCAGCAGCGTTGCCGCCTGCACGAATGTGTCGATCGTGCCGCTCAGGTCGGCAGGGTCGACGATCTTCCACAGCTTGATGAGGTTCTCCAGCGAGCCTGCCCGGACGGCGAGCTGGGCAGCATGGTGCGCCCGTGTCAGCTCGGCGCCCGCGGCGGTCTTAGCCATCAGGCACGCTGCCCCGGGCGGGCGACGACCAGGGGCGAGCCTGCGCCGCCGGGCTGACCGGGCGCCGGCTCTGTGGCCTGCCTGTCGAGCAGCCCGGTCAACGCGGCCATGGAGTCGCCCTCGGTCTGCATTTGCTTCCAGCGCCGGACGTCTTGCAGGGTGGCGCCGGGGATCCGCTCCCACAGCGCTTGCGGCGGCACCTGCAGTTGCGCGGCCAGCTTGCCGAGCCCGTCGACCAGCGCGCCAAAGGCTCGCGCGGACGTGTCCCGCCACACCACCTCGAGGTCACTGGGCACCTCGACACCCTGCAACGCGCCGACGCCCTGGGCGAGCTGCTCGTGCGACTCGCCAAGCCCGGTCTTGCGCTCGTCGATCTTTCGGTCACGACCCGCCTCGGCCGCCGCGAGAGCCTCGGCGGAAAGGTTGACCAGCTCGCCGATGAGCTCGTGCACGGGGGTCTGTGACAGCGTGGCCACGAATTTGGCGGTCTCGCCCCGGGAGTCCAGATACCCGCGGAGCTCAGTCTGCGAGAACTCGCCTAGCTTGACCTCTTCAGGGTCGTTGTCGAACGTCCAGAGCTGCGAAGCCGCGGCCCTAGTCTTGTCGGTGGCGTTGGCCGGAGTCCAGCCGATAACCCACCTCTGGCGGAACGCGGAATACCACTCGGCGGACTTCAGTGCGAAGGTCGTGACGTCCGACTGATCTTGCAAGGTCATCAGCGGGGCGACCTGCCCGGCCACCATGTCGGTCATGTTGCTACCGCGGGTGGCGAAGCGAGCGGGCTGCTCAGAGATCGGCTCGTCGTCAAGATCAAGATCTTCGACGTCCCTATACCGTACTACGGGGCAGTACTGCGAGCCGTGCGGCGCGGGGTTCTCGATCAGGCCAAAGCGCTTCTTTTCCGGCTCGTATCCAAGCATGTACACGTGCGTCTCGTCATACAGCCGAAACTCATTCGCGCGCTTCCGACGCTCGAGGGCGAGCTCTGGCCAGTCCGGGTCGTCGCCGTACAGCGCGGTCATGGTCCGGGGAGACATGGGCCTGATGACCGGGCTCGGCTTGCCGGGCGTGAAGACCATGTAGCCGTACCCGTACGTGAAGACCGCGCGGTACAGGCCGCTCTGTCCGCGGTCTAGCTTATTGTCCTGCCAGATCTTCCAGATCGGATCGGTGATCTGTTCGGGCGTGGCCGGCTCGCCCTCGAGCGCGGAGTCCACGGTCACGCGAAGATTGTCGACGAACAGGGATTCGACCAGCGAGTTGATCACGATGCTGATCAAGTTGATGCGCGAGATCCGCGCCATCTCGTGCACCTCGCGCGGCGCGTCTTGCGGAATGACCAATGGCAGCACCTGCTTACCGGTCGCATACCGGCGAAGCACGTCGAGCTCGACGCGTTCCTTCTCCTGCACGCCGAGTAGGTACTGAGCGGCCCCGATTGCGCCTACTTCGTCAAGCACTAGAAGACCGCCCTTCCGGTAGTGGCCCCGGTTCGGCGCCGGACTTTCCCGCTGTTCAGCACGATCCTACGGCCCATGCGACCGCCGACCATGCATACCGCCAAGTCGACGTGCTTATCGGAGTCGCGTGTCACCTTGCCCAGGCTGACGCCCCACGGGTTGGTCCGCCGCTTGGCCTGATGCGTGTGCGTCTGTAGGCGGGCGTCACCATCCCATGTCAGGGTGCCGTCTTCGTCAATGTCCTTGGCAGTCTGCATCGCGGCCTGGGTAAACAGGACGTTCCGCTGGACGCCGCCGGGCGTCTTGATCCGCATATCGAAGAGCACTGAGCTACCGGTGCGGGCGCCGCCGGCCGCCCAGACTTTCAGCTTTTTGTGGAAGTCCCGGTGCCACCCGTCGATCGTCGGCATCCAATACAGCGCTTCGGTCTCGTCGTCCTTGGCGGGCGACGGGTCGACGCCAAACCAGACGACCCGGAAGTACTCGAACGCGTAGCGGACCGCCCCGTCGACCTCTTCGCGCGGTGCCAGCCAGCCTTCCCCTGCCTTGCCGCGCGGGCGTTCCCACTTGCCCATCGTGAACACGTGCCCATCGCTGATCCGGCATCCGACCAGCGCGGTGGCGTCCCCGCTCTTTGAGCAGTCTAGGAACATGGCGATCTGATCGCCCTGGGCCACGACAATGTCCGGGCGGGCCAGGGCGTCGAACTTGCGCGGGTCGATCCACGCGTCTTCGGCGGCCGCCAGGCCGTTCAGGTAGTAGCGGATCGAGTCGGCCACGGTCGTCTCCGGGTCGAGCACCTCGCCGTCCAGCCGCTCGAGGTCCGCCCACGGGGCGTCCGCGTACGCCGCGGCCAGACCCGCCCGACGACTGGCATCGTCGAACAGGTTGGTATCCGGCGGCGCCTCGATTGTGTCATACAGGATGTCAACGCGAGCCGTCTTGCCCTCGACCTGAGCGCGCCACGCGGCGTAGGTCCGCTCGGCTACCGAGTCCTGCCCCTGTGCATGTGCATTGGTCCCGTCCACCATCCTGGCCTGCAGGTACGCCGGACTCTTGCCGACGTTGCGGCGCGACACCTTGGCGACGCGGTGCCCGCCGCTGGACTCCGTCATGTGGTGCGTCTCGTTCAGGAAGATGAACGTGGCCGGGTCGCCCTCCGCGCTGCTCTCGCTGGCCGTGAGCACCTCGAGCCGGCCGCCGGTGCCCTTAACGATCGTTCGCGTCTCGCCGCAGTCCAGCCCATAGTAAGCGCGCGCCTCTTTGCCGACGAGCCCGTTGGCGATGCGCAGCACGTCCTTACTCTGCGCCTCGGAGTTACTCGCGATCTGGACGAGCGGCATGGTGTGGCGCTCGCCGTGCCAGCCGTCCGCGTCCAGCACGAGCCGGGACGGGCCGACCAACTCGATCATGCACAGTGCGCCACCGAAAGGGTCTTTGCCGGTGCCCTTGGCACCGCGCTTGGCGCCGCGGCGGTACACCCAGCGGCCGGCGGACGTGTAGCTGTACCAGAGGATAAGGAAGCGCTTCTGACCTGCGGTGAAGCACCAAGGCTCGCCGGTCTGATAGTCGGTCAGCCCGGGCTCGTCGGTCCGACCTTCCGCCCAGTCGATGATCTGCGGACCGATCGACGACTCGAGCAGCGCCAGCTTGGCGGCCGGCTCGATCGGGTAGGGCAGCGACACCAGGGCGCGCGTGCCGTACCAGGGATCGCGCCGGTACCCAGGCAGTACGAGCTCGTCGACGATCGGTGCGGGTAGCGCGCCCGGGCGCGCGCGCGTACGGGCGGTCACTGGCCCCGCGCTCGGGCTTCGATGGCCGTAGCTGCGTGCATGTTCTCCGTAGCACGCTCGCGCAGCGCCTCGACCTGCTGAACCTCGAGCGGGTGCAGCGGTAGCCCGGTGATACCGGCCACCTCCAACACCTTACGGACGCGGTTCACCTGGCCTAGATCGCACATGCCGCCCAGGGCGTCGAGCGCCTTTGGCCAGTCGAATTCTTCCGGCGTCATCACAGGTCCCGGAAGTCGTCGAGCCGCGCGACGTTCTGCGGAAGCGGGGCGTTAGGGTCGGTCGGCTCGGGCGCCGGAACGTACCGGATCCGTAGGTCACGACGCGCGTCGTAGGTCATGCCGAGCTGCTTTTCCCGCTGGCGGAGCTCGGCGCCGGTGACGCAGCCCTTCCACCCCTCGATAAAGCGAGCGTGCGTCTCCGCGGCCGCGCGCGCCGTGAGCCACTCGGCGGGGCCCCACAGCTTCGCGTGCGGCATCGTGCGCACCACTGCCCACCACTCGAGCGTGGCGTCCGGCCAGATGCCATCGGCGGCGGCCGGCTCGCCGACGTCGCGAACGTCCGGGTTCTCGGTACTGGCCGACCGCGGGCGGGCGCCGAGCGCGGGGCCGTTGAACGGGACGTCGAACACCTCGCGCCATTCGGTGCCGACCGCGGGTGGCATCCGGTTCCGTGCCTGCGATCGATCCTCGATCGGCTTACGCCCTGCTACTGCCATGACGGTCAGTCACTCCCTCCCAATGTCGCTCTAGGTTACCACATTACTAACAGCTACCTAGTAGCTTTGCGTAACCAACGGGGGCCCTAGGTTTCATACAGGCTGGCAGACGCT